AACAGCGGCTTTTCGAGCTTCTCGAGCACCGAGCGATGGATGCAGACAATCGGGACGCCGCAGAAGTCCGCCCGGAGCAACCCGTCGGCGTCCAGTTCGTCCTTGTGGCCGTCGATGTCCTCGAGCCAGTAGAAGCCCTTGAACTGCGGTTCGCCTTCTTCGGGGAGCACCAGGGACGTGCCCCACGGGTATTTCCGGCCAATCGTCGTGGTGTGCGGATACCCGCGCATGTAGCCGGTGCCCATGATGATCTTGTGGCCCTTCTCCCCGAGTCCGAGCAGTCGCGGGATCACTTGCCACCGCTTGTTGTCGCCGTTTGGAAACTCCGCGAGTTCCGGCAGACAGTCATCATCAAACGCGATCAGGTACTCGTGGCCCTGCTGAAGCGCGATGTCGACCGCCTGGTTCATGGCCCCGTGAACGGACGAGCGTTCCACGATCCACGGGTCGAAGTCGTACTCCGGGCACTTCCGCGCCGCGACGATGGCCAGCCGCATGAAGTTCTGAAACGCCAGCGGGAGGACGTGCGCGAAGATCGGCCAGAACAACATGACGCGCTTTTTCTTCGGCTCGCTCATCGCAGATCCTTTTCCAGCGCCACCATCCGTGGATCCCACTGCGGAATCCGCAGAATGAACCACCGCACGAACCACCCGCGAATCGCGAACCACCACAGGGCTTTCCACGACGGCAGAATCGTTGGACTCAACCGCAATGAACCGCACTTGCAGCCGATGAACCCGCGTTTCTTGATCTCCGCGGCAGTCATGGACGCCCACCACTGCGGGTAGACGCCGTTACATCCGACACAGCGCATGAACACGCGGATCTGTCCGGGTTCGCAGTGAATCTGCGGCCCTTTCGTGATCCAGCCATCCGTCACAATCGTCTTGAAGGTCTGCCACATTTACTCGTTCCCCGTTCGCCTGATCGTGCTCGCGTCGAAGACATGAAGACGCGTCTGTGCGCCACTCGCTCGCAGGAGATAGTTGACGGCACCACGCAACGCTTCCACGTTGTCGCTGAAATTACCGAGCCCCTGATTGCACTTGAAGCACAGGAGACCGCGGACTTGTCCCGTCTTATGGTCGTGGTCGATATGCCACCGAGAAGGCGACCCACTCGTGTTGTGGATGGGTGGCGTGTCAGTCCGACAGATCGCGCATTTCCCGTCTTGCTCGATCACCATGCGCTCGTAGTCGGCTTCGGTGATGCCGTACTTCCGACGCAATGTCGCGCCGAAGCCTCGCGTCTGGTAGTGCGCTCGTCTGGTTTTGTTCATCTGCGTTCGCCAGTGCTCGCGATTCTTCAGTCGGCACTTCTTGTTGATCTCACGCATGCGTTGGCGGTTGCTGTCCCGCCAACGCCGCATGTATTCCGTCTGCCTACTCGCCATCAGATGTCGCAGTGTCCTATTTTTAGGTCACATGCACCTGATGAACGCCGCCGCCGCCACTGTGCCTGACGCCGACGAGGACGCCACGTTCGACGCCAGAATCACGAGCCCACCGACACCGGAGAGCTGCGTGAAGATGGCCGACGACGCCACGGTCGCGGATCCGGCGACAATCGCCTGCATGGTGCGGAACTGGCTGCCCGTATCCGGGGACAGCAACAGACCCGCCGCCATCGAGACGGTGCCCACCGAGACGACCGCATTAGTCACCAGGCCGTAGCACGCGATGACGCCGACGTCTTCCGGCTGCATCACGCCCGTCCGGCCGATGGTGGTATCCGGGTAGTCGTAGACCACCCCGATCAACAGGTTGTTCATCTGCTGCCCCATCGTGTCGGGGTGCTTGATGTCGTACCCGTTGTTGGAGGCCGTCTCCGTGGCGAGGACGGCGGGATTCCCGCGCACGAAGGAGGCCGCCGTGATCGTGGCGGTCTTCGTGTACGAGTTGCGAGCCACACGGAAGATGCGCTCGTTGAACGCATTCGTGTAGGTGGTCGAAGAACCGACAGCACCGACAATCTGGATTTGCATGTCAGTGTCCTCCTTAGGTGATCGCCGTGACGACACCGAGTCGCCGCGAGTTGTTGGTGCAGAGCTGGAAGAAGCTCGCAACCTTGTGGACGTTGGCGAGCTGGTTGGCCGGATCGACCTCCGGATACATCTTCATCCAGCCGCCCTTGAGGTACACGAGCTTGAGGTAGTCGGGATTCAAGAAGTACAGGTTCCCGGCGACCGCATCCTCGTCGTACAGCCCCTTCGCGCCCTTGAACAGCAACGCGTCGTTGTCAAAGCCAGCATCCCCGCCGCGGAGCTTGCCGTCCTTGTTGTAGCGTTCGTTGGCGACGAGCAGGGATTCGTACCCTTCAAACGTGGTCCGGTCCGTGATCCACGCCGTCGGGGTGTCCTGCGTGCCGCCGCGCGAGCACTTGTTGTAGGTCGTCCGCATCGTCGACCGCAGGTTGTCGAAGGCCGTCGTGGTCTTTGCACCAGAGGTCTGCTGATTGCGCCAGAACGAGAACGTCGCGCGGTTGATACCGCCAACGGTGCCAGTGGTGGGGGCGGTGGCGATGATCGCCTGCAAGCCGCTCGCATCGAGCGAGCCGTTGCCGGTGCCATCCCCGAAGAGCACGCGGTTGATGTTGGCGATGTGCGAGTCCATGCCGACGTTGAGCTTTTCGGCAATGAGATCGAACTTGCCACTGGACGCCTGGGCGCGGAGCTTTTCCAGCTCCGAGTAGACGACCGTGCCCGCGTGGATCTTCACGGTGTACTGCGCCGCATCGAAGACGTTGATGCGGGTGGTGTCGAGGGCGTCAAATTCGCCGTACGACTTGAACGTGGTGTTCTCAGCGTAGTTGAGGGAGAACTCAAACGTCTTGCCGCCGTCAGCACTCTCTTTGAATCCCTTTTCGCCCATCAGATAGAACAGGGCGCGGGAGTTGAAAATGTTGTCCGTCGGTTTGCCGCCGATTTTGTTGTCCCACACAGTCGCTGCGATTTCACCAAGGTTGGGGTCCGCGTAGTGACGGTCGTCGAGCCTTCCGGCCGCGACGATCGCGCACAGCGCCCCAAATGGTGTTCGGATCATCTAACTCTCCTGGCCATCACGCGCCCTTCCGCTTGTTCCACTCGTGCTTCAAACCTTCTTCCCAAGAGGCGTTCTTGTAGTCGAAGGGCTCGGTGCTCGAGGTCGCAGACGGGTTGACGGTGTTGGCGTTGGCTTTACGGTGTAAGTCGGTGACCGCCTGCTGGCGACCGGCCGAACTGAGCGTAGGGACCACGATCTTCAGGTACGCATCCCGCAGCTTTTCCCCTTCGGAGCGCGGATCGTTCGGGTCAGGCACCATCTGCCCGGTTCGCGGATCACGGATCGCCATCGCTTCGTATTCCTTGGCAATGGCGGCTTTGTGTTCCTCGAATCCAGGCAGCTTCGTCAACGGCGTCACGGTTTTCGTGGCGTAGTCCGTCGACTGGGCCTGCATCGACAGCAGTTCTTCGGTCTGCTGCCGTGTCTCACGATCCTGCTGATAGGGGGCGAGTTCCGCTTTGACAAGCGCCTTGAACTGGCGTTGCTGCCATTCATAGAGCTTTTTCTGGGCGGCGACCGAATAGACCACCGGCGCACCGTTACTGGTGTCGGTTGGGATATCCGGTTCCGGCATCGGATCCTCGACCTGTGGCGCCTGTTGCTGCTGGCGCTGAGAGCCGAGAATGCGAGCCGCTTCACTGCGGAGGCGAGTGCCGTGCGTGGGGTCGTTCTGGACACGTTGCCAGAGGTCCGAGACGAGACCGACTGGATCCGTGTTGCCGCGACGTACCCATTCACGAACAATCGCTGCTTCCTGCGGGTCGATGTCCTTCGCCCAGCCGGTTTTCGATTCCCATTCCTGATTCAGTTCCGTCTCGCGTTCGGCGCGGGCTTTCTTCCGCGCGTTGTCGAGAATGGACTGACGCCGAGACTGAGGAATCTGGCCCCAACCGGGGTCGTTAATCGCGTCGACTTCCACGGCCGGCTGTGACGTAGCCGCTTCGGGTGGTGCTGTGGTTGTCGTGTCGGACGCTGCCGCCGGGGCGTCCGTCGTCGTCGTCGGGGTGTCCCCTGACGCGACGGTTTCGATATCGGCTGCCGTGAACGTGTCTGCCATGTACTCCTGCCGCTGTCTCGCACGCGGCGCTCGAAACGCTCGTTCGGACGACAACGAAAAAGGGCCAGCACCAACGACGCGTTAGCGTCATCAGCACCGGCCCCTTTCCGTTGCGTCCCTTTGTCGTGATGGCGGCTATGGGGTGCCGTGTCAGCGGGTAATTAAGCCGCTCTAGCCATCAACGCAAGTCGGTTTACTGCATCGCCCTCACAGGTCGCGCGTGGTGACGGGCTCGATGTTCCTCGTCCTCACGCATCGACAACCGTTCCAGCACGCCCTCAATGCCGTGCTGCCGTTCCAACTCTGCGACACGGGCCTCTGCTCTGGCACACCGCGCCGCCCACTTGTCCGCCGCGGCTTTCAGCCCGTCCTGAACCCCGCGCGTGTACTCGTCCATTACAGGGCGCCGAGCGTGTCCACCGCCGCATTGATGTCCGCCGTGTTCGCGTCCACCTGCGTCTGCTCGATGCTCGGCTTCGCCTTCAGGTCCGCCACTTCGGCCTGCACCTTCGCCACCACGGTCTTCAACGCTTCGATCGACGCCTGGAGGTCTGCAACTGTAGCCATGAGATGTTCCCTCGCGTGTTCAAGATGGTGGAGTTTGCGGTCGATCTCGTCCCACCGTTGACGAGCGGTCAATCGGGTCGGTTTGCATTTCGGCTCGGCTGCTTTCTTAGCCATTACCCAAGCTCCATCGCGTGCGCGCAGTGCGCCGCCAGCACGGTATGTTTCACGGCGATCCGTTCCCACGACTCAGACGCCTGACGATCGCGCCACTGCGGATCGAGCCCGTAATGCACACTGCTCTGGATGGCCGGCGCAATCATGCCGACCCGCATCTCGTACTCGGCCCGGTAGAGCCCGTAGATGTCCGGATGCAGCGGCATTAGAAGCTCTGCCCCTGATGCACGCGCGTCTTACAGCGGCACTTAATCAAGATGGCCGAACTGGTCACATGCGCCTCACACCCGTCGTGCTTCTCGCCCGTCCAGCAACTGTTGCAGTAGAGCGCCTCACGGAGATTGTTCCGCTGGAGGAACTTCTTGTACTCCCTGAGCAACGCGGCGTCTGCATCCGACAACATGAGCGTCGGCGCGGTGACGACGTTGCCGCTGGCGTCCGTGAGAAACGTCGTGGTCGTGTCCGTGTTAGCGCTCGCCATCAGCGTTCAACCACCGTGATGCCGTCCTTTGTGACGTAGTACGCCTCAGACGGATCGTATTCATCTGTCTGGAGAATCTGGTTCAGATTTCCGCCATTCATCACGACGACTTCTGGAACACCAACGCCTTCAGACGACAGCCGATAGATCTCCCGCATCGTTCGTTTTAACTCTTCATTAGGCATTACACCCACCGACTCGTATGCGGATTCCGGTCACTGCCCTGCACGCCGACGTGCCTGACCTTTTCGCTGATGCCGTGCTGCTTCAGATACAACCGCTTCTCGCTGCGCGATGTGAACGTGATCGGCGTCGAGGCGAGGTTTTCGACCGTCTCGTTGATGGTGTCATCAATCACGTTCGGAAACGCGCCCGTTTTCCACAACTTGTTCGTCTCGCCACCGCACTCGGGACATGCTGGCAAATCCCGATGCGTGAACACATCGTCTGCCGTCCATCCACAGCGGCAGGAGATATCAAACATCGGCATCAGGCCACCTTCTGCATTTCATCGAGCCACTTCCGGAGACGGTCAATCGCCCGTTGGCGTGCCGCGTCCGACGGCTCGTGGTGGTCCTGATCGCGTTCCTCCGGGCTGACCGTCGCATCGACCTGTTCAAACTGGTTCATCGGCGCCCGATAGATCCGACCGAGCGTGGTCGAAATAATCGGCGTCTCATCGCCACGCCGTGCCACCCACCAGCCCATGACAGCATCCAGCCACGGCAGTGGCTTCCACCCGCTCCACTCGATCCGCGTGCCGTTGTGAAAGGTCACGGTTCTCATGCGGCCTGCCCCGCAATCGGCGGCCCGGACCGCTGTCCGGTCTTGTCCGCCAAATGCTTATTCATCGGCTCCACAGTCCCACCACCACCCGCTCCCAGCGTCTGCGCTGGCGCTGGGGCACTCGGATTGCCATGTGAGACCGCTGAGGCTGTCGGCAGTCCGGTCGCGTCTGCGAGCTTCTGAGCGGCTCCAATCGCCTTATCGTCCACAGGGATCCCGCCCATCCTGAGGATCTCCATCACGATTGGGAACGCCGGGTTCGCCGGGTTCAGGCTCTGATCGTTGAACGTGAACGAGACTTTCGGCACTTCCACCGGTTTCGGCTGCGGTTGGGCAATCAACTTCGCGGGGTCTTTCCCCATGTCACGCAGGGTTTCCGCCAGTAGCTCCTGTTGGTTGATGAACGGTGACCCGTGGAGCAAGTTGAACCTGTCGAGCGCGCGTTTCTCGTTCGCCGCGGCGTCGACCATGATCGAGGAATCCGGACGGCAGGCGAACAGATACCTCCCCTGAATCTTCGTCTTGTCCCACGGCTGCAACCGTCGTGCGCCGTCTTCTCCGACAATCGCCACGTATTGCGTCTGATCCGCGAACTGCTGAATCAACGCGGCCAGTTTCGTCGTGCCGCGTGCGAACCATGTCAGGAACGTCGTGCGCTCACGGGAGAGGCGGATATTCGCGTTCTGCTGCGTGCGCTCGATCTCGGTCGCGGTGACCGAGTGTTCCTGGGAGACGCCGCGCTGGGTCGCATCGAGCGCCCACGTCTCGGAAATGTCCCGATTGGCGATCTGATCGAACGAGAAGTTCTCTTTCGGGAACTGCGCGCGATTGACTTCACGAATCGGTCCTTCCGGACCGTAGCTCATGAAGTGCTCGTCCGCGATCGGGATCACGCCTTGGTCGATGTTCTTCTCGATCTTGCTGAAGAACTCCGTCCCGAGGCCGATCGGGGCGTACCGCATCGGTACCGACCGCTTCCGATTGCGTACCATCTGCGTGCGTCCGCCGCTCAGTTCTTCGACCTGCACGCGAGACATCTGGCAGTCAGACGGCGGGAAGGCGGAATCCGGCACGTAGCGCAACGCGCCGACGTGGATGGGGAATCCCGGCATCCCGATAATCGACCCGTCCTCCTGCACGATCTGGTACGGCGAATCTTTGTGCTTCACTGGGGCGTCCACGCCGTCGATGATCACGAGCACCCGGAGTAGATCCGGATTCTTCACCGTCTCATCGAACAATGACGCCTTGTACCAAATCTCTGAGCCTTTGACGCGCTTCGGCGCCCCACGCTGATCGCCGGTATTCTTGTCTTTCCCGAGCAGGTGATCGTCATCCCCAGCGAAGGCGTTGAAGTCATCCGGCAGATTGAACGCGCGTTTCGCCGGTTCGAAGTCCATCAGGAAATCAAACCCGAGCCACGGCGACTTGTCGTAATCCGACCCCGTGAACTCCACCGGCACCAGCAACTTCGCGGGAGAAATGCGTTCCCAGATGTATTTCTCGCTGATGATGTTCGGTGCGTCCTGCATCACGGGCACCATCGGCGCCTGTGGCGGCGGTTGCATCGGGTCCATCATCGGCGGCGGCACGAAGTTCGGATCCGGCTGCTGCCCCACCTGCACCGGTTTCGTGCCGTCTTGAATGGACTCGTACGCGATCTTGGAGGCAAAGATCCCAGACGCCACCAAGGCGTCCATGAGCACTTCGTCCACCATCGATTTCGCATTGTCCCCATCCGGCCCCAGGTAGTGATTGATCACCGGCTCAAACACCGAGATCGGTTCTTCCAGCCCCGCGGCGTTCGGCTCGAGCGGCAACGCCTGGATGTAAGGCGTCTGGAAGAACAGTTGCCCTTTTTTCTGCTCGGTGTTCGCGTAATCCTTCGGGACGATCACCTCGTCCTTCGCCGCCGATGTTTTGGTCTTGGCAAGGTAGCGTTCGAGGTTCTTGTCCCAGTCGGGTTTGCGTTTATCGATGTCGTCACGGCTCGCCTGACGCCGATTCTTCCAGCGTTCCAGCGCATTCGCGCCAGTCAATGGGAGCACGTTCGGATCGATCACAGGCTCAGGCAACTTGCTGCTCCAGGCACTCATCGAGCAGTTTCCCGGCGGACCCCTTCGGTTTCTCCGGGGTCTCCAGTCGGGTCGGATGCGGACGGCTCATCGCCCCGTACCGCCACGCATCCAGCGCATGATCGTCAATCGACGTGTCCACGTCTTCCGGGTTCTTCTTGTCCGACACCGCCGCGGGAATCGTGCGCTTGAGATACGGACACGATTCGTCGACCGTCAGCCACGGCACGTCCTGAGCATCGCCGCGCAGTAACGTCTGACACCGCGCCCAACCATTGAGACGGTCGTTGTCACCGGGACGCATCGGCACAGAGGCTCTCAGTAATGTTTCGGCAATGGACTGGCCGCGCCCGGCTCCGGTCTTCTGCCACATGGCCGGATCCCCGACGACGTACCGGAGTTTCTTCGTCCCGATGAGCGTCTTCGTCCGGGCTTTGATCGCACTCGCCACTTCCTCCGCGCTCTGCCCTTGAAACTTATATTCCTGCGCGATGTGGTAATGGCCATCCGGCAGACACGCCCACCAGAGCACACACCCCGGCGCGTTGTAGCCCCAGTCCATCGACGCGAACCAATCGGTATGGACCGAGATCGCCAGCCGACGGGTATGGACCGACTCCCGCCACGCCGAGAAGAACTGGCCGGCGAAGGCGTGCCAGTCACCGTGACGGAGTTGCTCGTACCGCGTCTTGGTCAGGTTCGACAGCGTTTGCTGGTACTGCTGATCCTGATACGGGTTGTCATCGAGCCTCGCGGGCATGTATTCCCAGTTCGCCGGGTCGTAGTTCGGCACGCCAGAATCCGGGTCACTCCCCGCGAGCGCCGGGAACGTCTCCAGATCCGGGGTGTGGTCGACGAACATGTCCCGCAGCCAGTTGGCCGACGGTCCACCGGGGTTGCTCACCGGCATGAACCGTGGACGGACTTCCTTTCCCTGGAGGTCCGTGTAGACCTTGCGGGCTCGAGTCGAGAGCTCGGCTAGCGGGGTCACGCCGTACGCATCCACTGGGGTCTGCGAGGCTTCATCCGGGACAATCGCGCCGTATTCGAACCCGAGGTACCGGGCAACCGCATCCGCATCCGCCATGTGGCCGCAGTCGATGAACGAGCCGTTCGGAAAGACCGCCGTGCGTTCCACGACTTTCCCACCGAGCAGCGGGACTTCCGCGCGCATCTTCCGGAGATGGTGCTTGTCGAGCTGTTCCCAGTTTTCGCGCAAGAGCAACGCTTCATGGCCGGAGACGGTCAAGGACCGCTTATAGAGCCACCACCGCACGCCGTGGGACTTCCCAGGACCAGCTTGTCCGCCCCACAGCACATTCTTTGCGGGGGTCTCTTCGAACGCCGCCTGAGACGGCAGAGGCACATACAGACACACCGTCGTCCCGGCTTTGCACGGCGTCTTCAGGAAGGCACTCACGAGCAGGGCGTGATCGCCTTTGCCGACTTTCACACGCAACGCCTTATCGACTTGGCGCTTCCAGTCCAACGGACACAGCCAGCAGCGGAGTTGATCCACTTGTCCGACGACGAGCGGATTCCCACACCAGCAACAGGTGGCGCGGGGATGCCGCGTGCCGATGGGATCCTTCTGGAGGTCAGACATGGGTGTGCAAGTACACGAAGTAATCCGTGTTCAGATCGTGCGCCGCGTCCGCTACCG